GCCTTGGTCGAAATGAAGGAAAAGGAAAGAGAAAAGATTCTTACAAGTGAAGAGAAAAACGGACCCTCGCGGCTCGTGAACCCGAGGTGTCCCTTGACAGAGCCGATAACGTCATAGAGGGTGCCCCCGTCCTGAGCGTATTCTGCGGAGGGTGGGGCTTTTGATTTTGTTTTTCTGCCTCTATGCTCATCAGAAATCCCTTGCAAATCCTGTTAACTTGTGATATATGTATAGCTTAGTTATGATACACAAACAATGGATCTTCGGCGCCCCTGAAGCGACGGCTTCTTGCCCTGGGCGCGTTTTGCGAAGGGCATGCCGCCCGCGCTCGCCCTGGAAAAATCGATGGAGTCCCTGCTCCGCGTAGCCCTCGCTCCATGTCGCTTCCCGGCGGCGTCTCGCCTTGTCCTTCCAGCCTCTAATCTCCAGCCTCTAACTTCTAGAACTTCTAATCGGTACAACAAATTATTAGAATCGCCCGTAACTCGCACAAAACAAACAATCGCACTTCGTTCTAATCGGTACAGATTCGCGATTTTTGCAGCGCCCATTTCCCCGCAGAATCGGCGGTCTCGTCTGGCCGCCGGCACTGTCGCCCTTGTCCTCAACCTCGCTGCGGCACTGCGTGCCCGTGCAGCCTTGACCGCAAATGAGATGCGCAGTCCCGCGCACGCAACCAACTCACAACGCGCCACTTATGATTTCTTGATCGCAAATGAGTTTCAATCGTTGCGCCAGGTAAATATCCCCGCAAGCGCCGCACCTGCGTCACAGCTCGCACGATTTGACACCAGTGTGATAATCATCGCAGGAAAAGTAGCGGACGCGGCCGGAGCGGGCCGCGAATCGCATCGGGAGACGAGTAGGTTGCCAGAGCGTTTCACGCAACGAGAAGTCAGCCGGATTGTGGGCGTCCAGCCGAGCCGCTTGCGCTACTGGCACAGGCTTCGGCTCGTCGTGCCGCGCTCCCGCTGGGGCGAACGCTTCTACAATTTCCGCGATCTGATCGCCCTGCGCTCCATCAAAGCGATCACCGAACACCGAATTCCCGCGAAGCGGCTCTGCCGCGCCGTCGCCGTGTTGCGAAACGCCGGCAAACAAAACGCTGTTGCCATTGGCGAATTGCAGCTATTCGCCAGCGGCCGCCAGATCGCCGCGATCCCTCCCGGACGCGCTAGCCAGGCCATCGAGCCGCTGACCGGCCAGTTCCTTCTGCCATTTCACATCCTGGGAAGCTCCGCGAATATCCGCCAAATGGACTCGCGAACCGCGGGAGATCTTTTCGAGGACGCGCTGCAATGCGAAGCACACCCGCAAGGCATCGACCACGCCATGCGGCTCTACCACCGCGTGATTGAAATGCAGCCGAATTGGTGCGAGCCGCGCATCAATCTGGGCTGTATCTTTTTTCAGCTCGGCGAGCTCGAAAACGCGCGCAACTCCTTTCGCAACGCGCTGGAGCTCGAGCCGGAAAACGTCGTCTGCCATTTCAATTTAGGCTGCATACTCGACGAAATCGGCGACAGCGAAAAAGCCATCGAGCATCTGCGCCGCGCCGTCCAGTTGGAACCGTGCCACGCCGACGCGCACTTCAATCTCGCGTCCGCGTACGAAAAATGCGGCGAAAAACAGCTCGCGCTGCAGCACTGGGTCCTCTACCTTCAGCACCAATCCCAGGGTCCTTGGGCTGATTACGCGCGCACGCAGCTGAATAAAATTCGCTCGCCGCAGACTGCATCAACGCTGATTCCGTTTCGGCCGCTCAATCAGAATTGATTCGTAGAGTTGACCGGAATGGATCGGAATTGACTGGTTCGCCGCGGAAAGCGGACACGCGGCGTCTTCCTCGCGCGCAGCCGCTCGCGAAATCCGCACCAGCCGCGCGATCTTTGCCCGTTCCGAGCAGCGTGTTATCATGATTCACGCGGCGGTGAGCGTAGCTCAGCTGGTAGAGCATCGGTCTGTGGCACCGAGGGTCGCGGGTTCAAATCCCGTCGCTCACCCCAAAACTCCTAATAGATTCAACGGTTTAACTAGGAAGGCAATCTGCTGGCTGGTTGCTTTGCTAACGTTGTGCTAACAAACGGGAATTGCTTGGCAACCTTCTCGGCGTAGAAATTCGCTTCCGCGCGCACCTTGTGGGTATAAATTTCGAGCGTCGTTGAAGCGTCCGCGTGTCGCAGCATCTCTTGTGCGACCTTCACCGGCGCGCCGCTTTCCACAATCAGGCTCGAATACAGATGCCTGAAACCGTGCAGTCCGAAATTTGGCACGGCGGCTTTTTCCCGCGCTTCGTTCCAAACGTCGCGCACGTGCTCGGGACTGAGCGGTAGACCGATCTCATCGTGAAAAACAAATACTGCGGGACTCGCACTGTTAGTTACACGCCATGCCGAAAGCAGCGTCGCGAGAATCTTTGGCATCTTGACCGGGCGCTCAGAGCCTTCCGTTTTCGGTCGCAGTACGGCCAGTCCGGTTTTTCCGATTCTCTCTTCAATCACCATACGAAACGAGCCTTCGTCCAGCAGCGATTTGTTGACGCGCTGAATTGTCCTGCGCACATGAATCACTGACGCTTTCGGGTCGATGTCTTCCCACTTCAATCCAAGAAGTTCGCCACGACGAAGCCCGGTCATTGATTCTGTGGCCAGCAAGAGCCGGTACATCACCGGAAGTTGGTCGAACAACTTTTCGGCGTCTTCAATGGTCGGCACTATGACAGTTACCGGGCGCTTGGGCATCTTCAAGGCTTTTTGCGCCGGATTCACCCTCGCCACTTCCCGCACGATGGCCTCTTCGAATATCCGGTGCAACAAACTGCGAATGTGCTTGATTGTGTTCAGACTGATTTTCTGATGCTGTAGAAGCCCAGATAGAAAGTCTTGGACCTTAGCTTTCGAGATTGCTTGCACTTCGTAGTCGCCGAACTGTGGCACAAGCCATTTATTGATTGCCGATTTCCACGTACACCACGTGGACGGCTTGAGCATGGATTTCCAGAGCGAGAGGCACGTCTCGCAAAACTCCCTGAATAAAACCGTCTGCACTTCACGGTACGTGCCATTGCCGATTTTTTCGAGTTCTGCGGTGAGCCTTTTTTGTGCGATTCCCTTGGTTTCAAATCCTCCGAGCCACTTCTGCTTACCGTCTGGATTTCGAAACACAAGGGTCCAGCTATCGTCTCCGCGCCTAAAGATAGAGCCTGATTGTCGCCGCGCAGTTCTGCGTCGCCGCGCCGGGCGCGCGTTCTGATTTTCATTTTCCATGTGAAGTTAGACTCCTAGGACTACTCTGATTTTGTTATCCTTTGGTTCCCACTTGGGTATCGACATTCCCCGTCGGACAGCTTCCGCCTCTAACATGGAACGTAGTTCAAGAAACGTCCTGACCGTTTTAACTGCATGGTCACCAGCCTTTGTGGTGTAGTCGTCAATGAATTGTAGTCCTTGGCTCGATTCGGAGAATGCAGCAAGCGACTTTATGTGGACAATCACTTTGGCAGCTAATTCCGCACCGCGCCGGACCTTGTTAATCGCTGCGAGAAGTTTTGTGTCCAGGATTTTCGAAAGGTCCGCACTTTCTTCTTTCATTCTCTTTGCCTCCATTCTGTGATTCTCAATCTTTCCACAGCCACAGTCCATTTTGAGATGGGGGAATTTTCATCTCTGGCCCCGGTTTTTCTTACCTGAGTTTTCGTTTTCCTTCTGTGTTGCATGAAATAGCTCGACAGCTTCCTTCGCCGCCCGCTCATGGTCATGGCACCTGTTAGTCACGAATAGAATGGTGGCCATTAGAGCCATTGTCGCTACGTCATTCATGGTCCGCTCCCTTGCCGGGTTGACCGGCCTTTCTCAAGGTAATCACTAAATCCGTACCATCATTTTGCGGAACTCGCAATGATGTAGATGACAAGCCCAACCGGCACGGCAAAGAATCCGACCCAGAACGCCGTCCAGAACAGCGATGGCCCGCGTACCGGCGTCGTGGACCCGTCCTCATGCACCACGTGCGTTGGCTTCGGTCCATATCGCCCGAATCCCGCCGCGCCGTAGAATCCCAACGGCAAACGATGGCCGAGGTAAAGTCTCATGGTGTCCTCCGCAAGATAATTTTTAGGTCTGTGCCTTGCTTTGTTGGCTGCGCGGTCGCGGGACACGTTGCGCACGTCCAGCGTCCAGTCGCAGTGAAATCAGCGAACACGATTCGCACGCTGACCGTCTTGCCGTTCCTGAATCGCTCCTGAAAACTGCCGTCCTGACTGGCCCAAGCTTCGCGCTTATGGTCGAGCAAAATCGCGGCACCTTGGACGGCATTTCCGGTTGCGTCAGTGACGGTTCCGCGCACAATGAACTTCCCGCCGAGCGAGACGGCCTGGTCAGCGCCGCCAGATTCCCTGCCGTACACGTAATCGCTCGCATATTCCTCCGACCGCAGATGGTGGAGAGGGTCGAGCGAGCCGATGAAATTCGCCGCGATGTCCGTTCCGGGTATTCGCAGCGAAAGCGTGAGCATTGTGGTTTGCTGAAATGCAGCGGTTGGCAGATTGTACAAAACGGCCTGCGAGATTCCGACAGAAAAATAGTTCCCAGAGTAGCCGCCACCAAAGCCGACGTTCCCACGCGCCCACGATGAACTCGCCGTCCACGAGCGCAAGCGCGCGCTCACGTTGGCGGCCAAGAATGGCCGCTGGCCCTCGGTCTTGTACCAACTGACGCCGCCGGTAAGCGCGCCTGCCCTGCTGGTCACGCCAGCCGCTTCCGAGGTCTGGCCTCGCGATTCGAAGCCGCTGGCCCAGGCCGATAGGTGCGCGCTCGTCACTCCAACCTGCGCGGAATTGAATTCCACGTGCTGAGGGATGAAGCGATCTTGATGCGCTATCGAGAGCGCCGCCCAGTGGCGCGGAGAATATGACACGCGGCCATCGAAGAAGCCGCGATTTTCGAGCAGGCCAGCCGTGCCGTCGAGGTTCCAGCGACGATTATGCCAAGCCGCCGCTTCCAGTGCGTCCACGCGCCGCCCATGCACGGCGTTGAAGCTTGAGAAACTGCCCATGGAGAACAGGTGAGTAAAAAGCAATCCCGCGCCCGCCGTATTTAGGCCGAAGGCGCGTCCGAACGGCTCATAGAATCCGTCTCCGACCGCGCCGACGAAAGCCGTAAGGTCGTTTTTACCGACTATTCGCTCGATAGCGAAGCCGCGCTCGATTATCTGAAGCTGCCCAAGGTTCAGGGTTTGGTCCCCGAGCGCAGCCTGATAGCCGCGCCACTTGAAGCGGTATGAAAATCCGACGCGAGGTCCAGCCGGGGTTAAAAGAAATCCGAACCCCGCGTCGGCACCGCTGGGGAAGAACAAATTGGCCTGCGCGCCAGCGGCTCCGTCTAGCGTTGAGTCGCCGCCGGTGATCGCGACCGTTTGGCCCTGTGCCCCGGTCGCGGAGAACAAAAGTGCGGCGATGAGTGCCGCGCGCATCACCGCTTCTTGCCTTTTTTATCTGCTGGCAGTTGGTAGCCGCCCGCACGAAGCGCGTTCGCACGGCACTCTTTCTTTTTCGCACACACATAGACCGCGTAATCGAGGTGCATGTCCAGCTTGATTCCGTTGTTTAGGTGCATCCCGGAAAAGTCGGGCAGCACAGCGAACTGGCACGGTATCGTGGCACACGAAGCCTTGAAGCCAAAGCGGTACGATTGCTTGGGACCGAGCCGGACGGATGTTCCCGACAGCCGCAACGCGACACCGGGGGCCAGTGTGTTTTGCCAGACCATTTTCCCGTCTTTCAACGTAAAGCTCCGCGCGTCGAGCGTGACCGCAAGTGGAATCACTTGGTCGTTACGAACTGAAAATGAGCCGGAGCACTTCTTTGCAGAACATTCGCCGTATAACGGCATGACGGTCTGTGCGTGCAGCGCGGCAGGGAGCAGGACGGCCAGAAGCAGCAATAATCTCTTCATCGGCTCACCTCGTTAGAAAGCCGGGGGACGGTTAGGCCCCCGGCGGTAGGTTGTTGGGTTGAGGTTACGGCGCGTAGGAGACTATGTTCAACGTTCCGGTGTAGGTGTCCACCGGCACGCCCGCGCCCATGTTGATTTCGAGTCTCACACCCGCTGTCTGTGTACCCGTTGGCCACAATGACGCGGATTGGTTCGATGAGGCGATCTGCCATCCCTGGGCCGGGTCGCAGCCCTCGGCGGAGAAGCCGTCACTCTGATTACAAGCGGTGAAAGCGCTCCCGTCGAATGATGCTAGGATGTTCTGGTTTTGAATGACGTCACCGGCATTAAGCCCGGTGAGCGCGGCGGCCTGCGTGAAGTACGCCGCTAGGTAGACAAAAGTCCGTGTCTGCCCGTTGAGGACATAGCTCACGGTACAGGACACGGGATTGTCGCCAGCGACCGTGCCCGCGTTGCCAGTGAAGTTAACCTGCGACGGCGTGCAGCTAAGCGAGATGCTCTCAACCACCGAGGCGTTCAACGTCACGGTCACCGGCACTGTGCCGCTTGTAATCTGCGTCGCGCGCGCGAACGGCGTGAGCGTGAGCAAAATCACTGCCGACATTGCCACATGAATTCCCCATTTCATCCTCATGTGATTCCCCTTGTGAAACTTCGGCCCAGTTTTACACGTGCTGCCGGGCCGAAACCTTTTTTACATGGCCCGCAAGATTAGCCAGATAAGCAAAAACCAAACCGGAATGCACACCGCGATACACGCAAGAAGCGAGCGCGCCGAAATTTGCGGAGAATCAATCGGCTCGCGGTCGCTCCATTGGCGTAGCTGCTGCCCGGCGCGCATGGAGGACTCGCCATCTGGGAAGGGATTTGGCGAGAGCGGGCGCGTGCGCGCCGGGCTTGCTGCGCCCGAAATCAAACCTGGTTTTACTGTAGCCGTCGCGACCCTCCTAATTGCGGTAGCCACGGTACTCCCGAAACTTTATGCTGTCAATACAAATCGTGCTACGTATAGCTGTAGCTTGACATTAGGGATAAGATGACTTCCATGACTTCACTAGATACAATTTCGACGGACATGAAACTCAAAAAAGGTAGCATCTTCCTGAGCGTCGCCCATCTGAAGGAATTGCGTACAATCTCTCGCCGAACGATGGTCCCGATCAGCGCGCTGATCCGGAAAGCGATTGGCGAATTTTTAGAGCGCGAGCGGGGAAAGAAATGATCCTCAAGAAATGGAATCGGCGCGCCCGTTGGCCTGAAGTATTTGTTTCGCGACCAGCGGGGGGTTGTAGTTTTGCCAAGGGTGCGCGGCGCGGCGAGCGCGGCGAATCGCGCCGTTGCGCGCGTGCATAAGTCGGTCGCAGCACGCTTTGCATGTGAATCGCGTGTCCTGCGTCGCGCCATCCGGTGCGTTGATCTCACTCTCCCGGCACTCCGAACAAAGCAGTTTCATTTTCCTCGCCCGGTTTTTTAATTTTGTGTGTGACAGGAAAGCGAGCGCGCCACGCGGAGTAGCGCGCCACGCAGTCCCGTAAGCCCCTGGAGCCGCCAAATGGAGCGGTGGGCGCGGGCTTGCGGGGCATAGCGCCCAAGGTCGTTACGGATCGATTTCGCAAATATCTACATGGAGCCAGATTTCGTTCCTGAAATCGGATTCACTTTTGAAGCGTTCGATTAAACGATGCAACCGGGAAATACATTCTCCGGTTTCGGCTTCCGTGCAAATTGACAAACGAAGCGGAAGGGGGAAACCGGGGCCGTGAATTTCTTGGTCGCAAAGTGCCACGAGCTTCATATTTTTCTCCGTCAAGTTTTTTGCGCCGTGCGGAGGTAAACGAGGATGACGGCCCCGTGGCGGCCCGCACGGCGCTAAGATTCGCCGCCAATCTTTTTAACTATGGTTTTGGAGTACGCTTGCCGGAGCGAATGAAGCATCCGGCGCGGCGAGATCCGAATCGGTTCGATAGAACGATTCAAATCCCGTTAATCCGAATTCCGCTTTCGTTTGCGAGAAAGCCCTGACGAACATTCCGCTGAGCACTCTTCGGGTGTAGAAAAACTGCGGAGCGAAAAGCACGACCGAGTTGGACGCCGAGCCGATTTCTGGCATCGACGGACAGACTCCTACGGGGCGGCCTAGCATGACTGCCTCGTTGCCGCGCGTCAAATGCACAAGCGGCCTTCCGGATTTGTCCAACAGCGAAGAGATCGACGTAAACGTGTTATCGTTCATCACCCAGCAACTGCCGACGCGATATGCGGGATTCAAGCCTTTGTAACAAGTCCAAAGGTCAGTCGAGCCGATGGAGTTCGCGCCGGTGTTCGCAGACCCGTCGTTTGTTGCCGAGCCTGCGGCAATCGTGACAGCTGCGCCAGCCGCCAGCGCTGCCGTAATAAGACCGGTTGGTTGCGCCGACCCACTCCCGCCGATTAAGGCTGAGCCGACTCCCCTCGCGTGCCTTCGCGCAAAGGTAAGTTCGAGCAACGCGGCCCACGGAATGCCAGAATCCTGCAAAAGCTCCATCGAAATGTAAGAAACTCCACTGCGGAAGGAATACGATTTCAATTCCAACCCCCCGGCGATAAAATCCGTTTCGCTCGATTGTGTAGCCTCGGTGACGAGCACTGACGAATGGCTCACATCGTCCAAAATGGGCAGGGCGATCGGCGCGCCGGTTGCGGTTTCGATGACGTTACAAAATTCGTCATCGAAAATCGCGTCGTATTGCCGCATCGTTTCCGTCAGCCGTTGATAAAATTGAAACGGAACGAAGTAGCCGCCGCCAACTCCTTGCGTGTATGTGATTGACTGCGTGCCAGCTTCGTTCGCGCGCTGCTCGACTTCTGACGGCGTGAGGGCTGCGCCGACTTCGCCATCGACTGGCTTTCTCACAATGCCGGAGCGACCCTCAATGCAATTTCTCCATTCTCGCTCAATCTCATCCTTTGCCACGGGCATGTGTGCAAGCCCGAGCGAACGATAAAGGCGCTGCGCGTCGGCGTTGGCAATTTCAGATGGAGTGAAACCGTCCTTCAACATTTTCGACTTCACCAACAGAAACGCCATCCTCGACTCATCGCGTTTTGAAAAGTGTTCCTTGCTGCTCAACCGCCCTGCTTCTTCGAGCGTTTTTTGCAATTCATCCAGACCAATGCTATTCACTTGCGCTGCTGCTTTCATTTTTTCTCTTTGTTACTTGATTTGTTTTTCTGCCCGGACCTGAATCGCGCCGGGCCGCGAACTACACTACAAACAAAACTCTAGGATTCTGCGACGCCGCTCTGCCGCTTTCGGGTTTCGCGGTGAACTGCGCTCGATGCGAGAGCGCACTTCTGCGGGCAAGCCTGCGGGAAAATGCGCGCGCATCAGCGACGAAACATCGCCCAACGGCTGGGTTCCGTCGCCTAGAAACGATTGATGAACGCCTGCTGCCGACACGCTGGTTGACGAGTACGCGGGGTTGGAAACGATACTGACATCGAGAAGTCTCGCGCAAACAATCGTGCGCAGGTCCGCGCGCTGCGACGGGTCACTCGGGTCTGCGGTTTCCCCCCACGTTTCATCTTCGCATATGAACGCGAACGAGCATTGGCTCAAATCACCGCGCGCAACCAATGCCGCCGTGTCGCGCCCGGTTGACGTTGGGGGCAGCTCGACCACGAAGGCAAGACCACGATTATCAGAATTCAAAAGCAGAGATTTATTGCGCGTTCTCCCCAAAATCAGCGACGGGTCGTGGTTCACATTTGCGACTACCTCGTCGCCATTCCGCAGGGATTTGTCGAAAGCTCCCTGGCGGACTGTCTCGACGAACCCACCTAAATCGGCGCTGTATGTTCCGTAAGTTGCGGCACGCCCTTGCAACATCCCCGGCGAATCGCTTCCTGCCATCGCACGGAATTCGACGCGGGCCTTTGAAAACATCCGCTCAATCATTTTTTCTGACTCCGTTTTTCATTTGTGAAACTACTCCCGTTCTCCAAGGCCGCCGGTCGCGAGAAATCTGCTGGCAGGCTGAGGCTTGGAACTGGCCGAAGGCATGTACGTGATCGGCACTGGCGGATTTTCGATTTCGCCCTCCTCGCGAATTTTGACGATACGAGAAAGCTCATCGTCGGCCATCGCCTGAATCTGAGAGGGCGCGATTGCGATTCTTGCGATAAACCCCCGGAACGTTTCGCGCGGGCGGAAGTGAGGCTTGCATCGCTTCAGGATTTCGTGGTCCGGCGCGTCGAGGACCGCGCAAAAATTTCCGTTTGTTCCGCTTGGTGCCTTTTTACGAAGCGCGGCATCACGCTTCGACAGTTCCACCTGCCGGACTGTTTCCCTTCCGATGTACGACCCGACGGGAGGCTCCGGCGCGGCTTGCGGTTCCGCGCGGATGACGGCCTCCATCTCGTCGGCCACGTTTTGCAAAACTTGATTAGCTCTCATTTGTTCTCCTTTGAAAGTGTTGAAGATTCTCTGCGCGCGATTCCGCCGCGCATCGGTTGAGGCTTCGGGGCCGATGGAGTGTTTGCTTCTATCAGCAGAAAATTCTTTTTGCGGAACAGCCAGGCGCGCTCAAGGTCCTCAGCCATCTCCAGAGTGTCCGCGCTATAGACTCCGCTTTCTTTTTCCTTCACGACCAATCCTCCTGTCGGAAGACCGACTTGCCCTCGCGCTCGATTTGCCGTAACTCATCCCCCGGCGTCCTCGCGCGCCGCCACGCCAGGCCGTCGGTGAGGATGCGGCGTCGAAGTCCAACGCTCGGCGTGTCGATCCTGCCGCAGTGCAAAAACTTTACCTGTTCCGCTCTGTTTCCAGCCGGTATTAAAATCGAAGCCGAGCCATGGCAATCATCGCAGTCTTTCCGAAGTTCGAAGACCCCGCGCGAATCGTTGAAAACAAGTTTCCATCCGTCCTCTTCCAGCCCGGCCGCGCGGCGCACGATGAAAATCAATTGTGCAAACAGGTTTCTAAACATGCGCGTCCTCCGGCTTCGGTGAAAATGAGAACTCGAAGTTCGTGGGAACAAAATCCACGCCCGCCGTCCACTTCGTCCCGCGCGCGCCCCCGGGATGACAACGAACGCACAAGCAGCAGAGATTAACTGGCAGCCAGAAGGCCGCAGGCTGATCTAACGGCGAAATCAAGTGGTGGACAACCGTCGCCGGGGTATGGCACTGGATTCCGTCAGTCAACTTTTGGCAAATAGGATTACGGACAAGCAGCGCGGCTCGAAGGCCGTAGCGCGGATTCCTCCAGCTTTGCCGGTTGTAACGCTTTTCTTCCGTCTGCCGTGGCGACTTCGCTACTGGCAGCGTTGGCTTAGCCGTGCGTGGCTTTTTCATAAAGTGATAATCCCTCGGTCGTCATAACAACTCGCGCGCGGGGCGTAGTCGGAAAACATCGCGCGCTGAAGGGCGTCGATAATCGCGCTGACCCCGTCGATTTTCTCTTCTCTGTGCAATTTTTGCGGGCGAAGTCCGCTTGTCCTCGGGTTCGGCACCAAAATCACGTTCGCCAAATTCCAAGCGAGCACAGGGTTGTAAAAATAAACCAAGCGCTCTTCCAGGATTAGCTTCAAGAGTTTATCGCTCGGCTCGGACAACATTTTTTCCGTCTGCGGAACGCCGGTCGCTTCGCGCACGACGCCGTGCGCCTTGAGCCGCGACATCAATTCCAAACTGAAGTACGGGTCAAATCCAATATCAGCAATCGAAAACTTTTTACCAATCGCCGTAATCTCCGCCTCAAAAACATCTTCGCCGATGAAATCGCCGGGAAAAACTTTAATCCATCCTTCGGAAACCCAGCGGCGCAAAGGCACGTTCCATAATCTTTCTTTCTCGGCCAATCCGTTCTCCGGCATGAAGAACCACGCCGCCGCCGCCATCTTTCCAACGATTGCGCGCGGCCAACACAAAACGAGGCAAGATAAATCGCCCGTCAATCCTCTGTCGAAACCAGCGAAGCAGCGCTCTCCCGCTTGACTCCAAAGAAAATCTTCCAGCGCCTCCGCAGGATTTTTCCCGACGGGGCCTGCACACGCAGCGATTTTGGTCAGTGGCAGTGTGTGGTCGGCAGTGACCGAAACCCATTGATTGCAGCAAAAGCGAAGGAAGGCGTTCTTAGAACTCGGGAGATTTTCTATCTCCGCGACCCTGGCGCGCAACGATTCGCGGCGCACGATAACGTCGAGACTCGGATTGGCCTTGATCCAAAGCGATTCGTCCCGGTAGTCGTCTTGCTCATCCATCGCTGCGATGTAAGCTAGGGTGTCGTCATCGGCAATCGCTCCCGATAGAACGCGAGTAGCGTATAAATGTTTTTGGAAAGCGAACGATTCGCGATTCGCGCCCGCCGTGGTGACCGCGACCATTAGCGGTTGCTTCCGCGCCAGCGTCGATGTCTCGGCACGGTCCCACAGGTCGCGGCTTGGCCATTCGTGGATTTCATCGGCGAGCACAGCACTGGCTCTGAGGCCGTCGAGCGACTTCGCTTCGCTGGCGAGCGGTCGGAAGTATCCGCCGGTTTTTTCTATTGAGAGTTCCGAAGCAAATCTGTCCACGTACTTGGTCAATTCTGAGTTCTCGTTTCTCATACGAACAGCGTCAGACCAAATTATTTTCGACTGTTCTCTTTTTGTCGCGAGAGAATAAATTTGGGCGTGCTTTTCTCCGTCGGCAACAAGCATGTAATTGCCAATGCCTGCGAGCATTGCAGATTTTCCATTTTTGCGGCCTGTCTCGATCCATGCGTTACGGAATCGCCGTGAGCCGTCCGCACGTTTCCACCCGAAGATTTGAGCGAGTACGAAAAACTGCCAGCTTATCAATTTCAGTCCGCAGAAGTTCTCGAACCACGAAAGGATTCTCCTCGCTGCGGCGTTGTCGAACTTCAATCCGCGCTTCGGGCCTTCATCCAGGTCACGCAGAAAGCGTTGCGCCGCCAGCACGGCGAGCGACCCGCCGAAGATTTTCCCCGAGCCGATATCGTTTGCGTAACTGAGGGCTTCGGGCACGGGCCGGTCATCGCGAAAGCGCAAGAACTTTCCGAGCGTTACGCGCGATGGCGCGATTACCGGATCATCAAATGGCGCAGCGGCGCGCTCCGCGATTGAGACTCGGCGTTTGCGGCCCGCGCCTTTTCGAAAACCGCCGCGACCGCATTTTGTTTTTGGATTCACTCGTAACCCTCGCAAAAAGTTTGATTACCTGCTGCTTTTTCATAGATTTGACGCTGCGCGCCGCCTGCTGGAAGCTATTGAAAAGAAAACACTTACCCATACCCCCTTTAGAATCAATGACATACCTTATTGGCTGCCTCCCTGCGACTCGACGCACGTCTCTGTGTGCTGGTCATCGCTGCCGTCGCAGTGCATCGCAGCAAACCAGATCAACACTTCGTCCCGATCAAATCGCAATAATTTCCCGAGTTTGTAGTGGGGCATTCGCTCTGGCGCTTGGCGCTGCGCCTGTGCTGGCGCTGCCTTGGCCTTGCGTGACGCACGGCGGCCTCTACCAGTGCCACGCAGCGCACCATCGCACGTTCGGGCGTATATCCAAGACGTTCGCACATTAAGAAGCTCTGCCGTCTGCTCAATCGTCAAGATCGGTCCCATGTCAGTTCGCCTTCGATTCACGTAATTCCGAGGTCACCCGTAACCATGCCTTCGGATACTCAATGCCGCGTTTTTGGCACTCATCCATCACGATGCCCATGAACTTCGCCCGCGCACTCCGCGTTCCAATTTTTGGCTTTTTCTTAAACAGGAAAAACACGATGAACTTGAACGCAGCAAAATCGTCCTTATCGAACGCCAGCGCCGCATCAAACTTTCCCTCAGTGATCTTCGACCACAATCCGCAAAGCTCCATGTCCTGCTCAATGGTCAGCCGGTCAAGGTCGAAGTCGGTCCGGTCAAGGTCAGAAAGAGAAAAAGCAGTTTCAGGGTCAGGCGCGCCAGCGCCGCATTTCTCAGCCTGACCTGACTTAGATTCAACTGATCTAGACTGACCTAACTTAGGGGGCTTTTTTGTCGAGGACTCACCTAGCCCTCGCTGAGTACTCGGTGAGTCCTCGGCGAGTGCTCTAGGAGGGGGAAACAGAGACTTCGACGGATGGTCAATCCGCTGATGCTTCAAGAAGTTACGCAGATGGAAGAATCGAACGCCTTCAACTTCATAAAGTTCAATCATCCGCTGAGACAGAATCTCATTGAGCGAAGATTCCACCTGCTCGACAGCACAATCGTCGAAAGCAAAAGCCTGCGCCTTGAGTATTCGGGCGTCCGCGCGACCGTTTCCCACATCGTCGCAGTTCACCCACAAAGCGATGAATAGCAATCTCGCGGCATGTGAAAGAGCGCCAACTCGCTCGTCGCAAAAAAACTCGGTTCGGATTATTCGATTTCGAGCCACAATTTGTCCTTACCGTGAGTTTTCGGCGCGCAACTCTACCCGCTCTCGCGTGAATTCTTTCGTAAGCATGTGGCGAACGATCTGCGTCATCGTCAAATCTTGTTCCCTCGCGCGTTGCTCGACGGCAGCTTTGAGCGATTGCGGAACACGCAGAATTAAAACTGCCCGTGGTTCTTCCATGATTGTTGACCTCCGTTTTGATTTCATTCCGAGTACCCTCATTAGAAAAAAGTGATTCCAGGGCTACGCGGAGACTTGTTTGCTCCGGTATTTGTGTCCACGCTTGCCGCTGATGTGCGGGCGTTGCGCGTGCTGCGCTGGCGACATTGCGCGAACGAAATCCGCCGCTTCGCCAAGGGTCGCGAAATCGTGGTCCGTGCCGAATCTCTCACCGAGTCTCTTCCTCAGCGCGCTGGCCTCGATATCAGCATAATCAAGGCGGAATGCGTTTTGCTGCTCACGATGTACCAGCTTTAGTTCGTTCGGCGCAGTCTCAATCGCGCTTCCGCATCGAATCATGCGGTCAGCCCGAGTTCTACTGACCTTGAAAATCTTTCCGTTCTCTGTGCGCACAAGTATTCGCCGCATCGTCCTCTCCGTTATGTTGCTCGGGTCGGTCCCGTTTAATTTGCTTGCCAGTACAAGAATACATGATAATCTTCTGTGTAGGATACGCTATCTGATGTGTGGCGTAAGTTACGCGAAGGAGACTGAAATGAGAGAGACGTTTACGCTTGAATCTTTGCGGTCAACATCGCCAGAGAGAACATGGGAACTCATCGCTTCTTACGCGAATCGCGAGGGAGATTGGCCCAATAGATTGCATTCTCTCATGGGACTCGCCGATAAACCGAAGCATCGATTTCGCGATTTGGAGCGCACCCACGCGATTTTCGCCAAGACGCTCAGATGGTTATGCACGATAGGCGGGTCTGGCCGTCCACCGTTGCGCGGCACTGTGCCCCGTGACGTTTTCCAATTCCTCAACAAGAACGCGGCTGAGATGTATGATTTATCTTTGAAATCTCCGGGTGGCGTATATTTGACATTCCGCACGCAATACATTTCTTGCGTCGGACTGCTTTGCAGATGGATCATCGAGCAGGCTGGCGAGAAGATGCCGCGCGAAATCCCCTTAAGAATTTGCCAGTACGAGAAGTGCGGAAGATTTTTCGTGTCCGAAAGAAAAGGTGCCGCTCGATTTTGTATCGACAGAAATTGCCGACAGCTCGCAGCAAACGCAAATCGGACGCCCGAGGAAAAGCGGAATTACATGCGGGACTACAGAGTGCTTCTGGCGGTCGAAACATTGAGCAAGCTAGACAACCAAAAACAAATCGAAGCAATCCGCAAAATTCGTAAGGGTAAGTTTCGCAGCGCCCTGGAAAATATTATCAGGGCTGCGGAGCGCAAAGGGCTATCGCTTCAATCATGGGTCGCCAGTCGGCCCGATTTTGCGATTCGCAAAGTGCGGGCGTAACGTTACGCCCCGAGTCTTGCTAACGCTCGGCTAACACTTGTGCATTTTATGCTGTTTTTGCCTGCCTGTTCTACTTCGCTAACTTGCTGAAAACATAAAACAGGCGAAGCAGAACAAAACAAGCAAAAACACATTCCTCGCACTGTGGCACCGAGGGTCGCGGGTTCAAATCCCGTCGCTCACCCCAGAAAATTCCTGGCAGCCATTCCACAAAATTTATTTCGCGGTGGTCAGAACCGGCGCCATAGCGCGCGCTGCGCGGCGAAGTA